CCGTGCTAGGTGAGGTTGATCACCCAGATGATTTAAAGATTAATTTGGACCGTGTGTCTCACATGATCACTGAGATGTGGATGGACGGACCAAATGGATACGGTAAAATGAAAATTTTACCAACACCAATGGGCCAACTTGTCCGAACAATGTTAGAATCGGGTGTGAAATTAGGAGTATCGTCGAGAGGAAGTGGTAACATTTCTGAGTACGGCGGTGGAGAAGTTTCAGACTTTGAGATCATCACTGTGGATGTTGTGGCTCAACCTTCGGCACCAGGTGCTTATCCAACTGCCATATACGAACACCTAATGAACACAAAGGGTGGAAACATGGCAATGGGTTTGGCGGCTGAAGTTAGAAACGACAAAAAAGCACAAAAAGCCCTTACAGAGGCATTAACCAACATAATAAGAGGACTAAAATAATGTTCGACGCAATATCAAAACTAGTTGAATCAGGCGTTATTGGAGAAGATACAAAAAAATCTATCGAAGAAGCGTGGGATTCAAAAATAAAAGAAAACAGAGAACTAGTAACTGCTGAACTGAGAGAAGAATTTGCTAAAAGATACGAGCACGACAAAAGTAACATGGTCGAGGCTATTGATACGATGATGACTGAAAAGTTATCTGAAGAGATCAGCAAATTTGTTGAAGACAGAAAAGCACTAGCTCAAGAAAAGATCACTTACAAAGAATCAGTAGGTGCTCATTCTAAAAAAATTAGAAGAGTTTGTATTAAGCAAACTTACTAATGAAGTTAAAGAACTACACGACGACAGAAAATCTGTTGGCGAAAACTTTGCAAAATTAGAGGAGTTCGTTGTAAACGCACTTGCTAAGGAGATCAAAGAATTTGCAGAAGACAAGAAATCTGTGGTTGAAACTAAAGTGAAATTAGTGAAAGAAGCAAAGGCTCAACTGGCCAAGTTAAAAGAATCTTTCATTAAAAAATCTGCTAAGGTTGTAGAAGATGCTGTAACTAAAAAGTTAGGTGAAGAAATTAGCCAACTTAAAGAAGACATCTCATCTGCAAGACAGGTTAACTTTGGTAAACAAATTTTCGAAGCATTTGCTTCAGAGTATCAGGCATCTTACTTAAATGAGAAGTCTGAAACATCAAAACTGTTAAAAGTTGTAGATGAAACTACTTTGAAACTGAAAGATGCTGAGAAATCCATCGAAGAGGCAAAAACGGTGATTGAATCCAAAGAGAGAGAAATTTCTCAAGTTAAGGATTTGATGGAACGTAAGGCAACGATGGCTGAGTTGCTCAAACCTTTGAGCAAAGACAAAGCGGAAGTAATGGGTCAGTTATTGGAATCAACTGAAACTGGCAAATTAAAAGCCGCTTACGACAAGTATCTTCAAGCAGTGATGGAAGACGCTCCTGTGTCAAAAGCAAAGAAAATGCTTTCTGAGGCTTCTGGCGATAAAGCAGGTGCTCCAAGATCAGAGCGAGAAGATGCAGAACTAGGCAGTATCCGTGTATTAGCGGGTCTGCAGAAAACTAACAACTAAACTAAAAAGGAACGAGACAAATGAGTGAATTATTTGAATCAAAATGGGGCGAAACTAAATCAGCTCTAACTGAAGGTTTAGAAGGCAACAAGAAAAAGACTATGGACATCGTGTTGGAAAACACAAAAAGATATTTGTCTGAGTCTGCAACAGCGGGTGCTACATCGGCTGGTAACGTTGCTACTCTAAACAGAGTGATCCTTCCAGTAATCAGACGGGTTATGCCGACTGTTATCGCTAACGAAATCGTTGGTGTACAGCCGATGACTGGTCCGGTTGGACAGATCCACACACTAAGAATCAGATATGCTGACAGTTCTTCTGGAACAACTACAACTACTCCAGGTGAAGAGGCATTATCTCCATTCAAGATTGCGGAAGCATATTCTGGAGACAACAGTTCAACTAAAGCGGCTTCAACAGCGGCGTTAGAAGGAAATGCTGGTAAAAGATTATCTATCCAAATCTTAAAACAAGCGGTTGAGGCTAAATCAAGAAAACTATCTGCAAGATGGACTTTTGAAGCGGCTCAAGACGCTCAGGCACAGCAAGGTATCGATGTAGAAGCAGAAATCATGGCGGCGTTAGCTCAAGAGATCACTGCTGAGATCGACCAAGAAATCATTGGATCATTAAACACTTTGGCAGGTACTGCTTTAGCAACTTATGACCAAGCGGCTGTTTCTGGAACTGCAACTTTCGTTGGTGATGAACACGCGGCTTTGGCTGTTCAAATCAACAGAGTAGCAAACATCATTGCACAAAGAACAAGAAGAGGTGCAGGTAACTGGGCGGTGGTATCACCAACTGCGTTAACTGTTCTTCAATCTGCAACAACTTCAGCGTTCGCAAGATCAACTGAAGGTACGTTCGAAGCACCAACAAACACTAAATTTGTTGGAACTTTAAACGGTGCGATGAGAGTATATGCAAATGCATACGCTGGCGACAGTGCTGATGTATTAGTAGGTTACAAAGGTGCATCTGAGGCAGATGCGGCGGCGTTCTACTGTCCATACATTCCATTAATGTCATCAGGCGTTGTACTTGATCCAGCAACTTTTGAACCAGTAGTAGGTTTCTTAACAAGATATGGCTATGTTGAATTAAACAACACTGCATCATCTCTTGGTAATGCGGCTGACTACCTAGGTAAAATTGCTGTTACTTCAGGC